GGGCCTTCTGTTCGTTCCCACTCTGCAATACAAAACAGGTTTGTGGTTACTTCAATTGGGCCTGTGCCGCTGCCGTTTTTCATTAGTGCAGCTAAACCGCTGTCTGGTGTAATTCTTAGTTTTATTTTCATGGCTGTCTTTCTGTGTCGGGCCAGTGTTGGCCAGGTTTATGCGACTGAATAAGTGCCGCCAGTGAAAGTGACATCAACGGTCGACATCTCACCCAAACTGGCATTAATCACTGGCAGGCTTTCTAGGTAACAATTGGCCAGGGTAAAGGTCTTCGTTACAGCACCATCTACAACGCTTGCAACAACTGTTGTTTGGGTGCCCACTAGGCCTGACAACGTGGCAAAAGTTTCTGCTGTGATGTAGCTTTGGAAAAGGGTCATGGTCACTTCATTATTGAACAACCCACCCTTGTTGAACCTGGATGTGTCCGTCAGGGTGGTCACATCCAAACTTTCTTTCAAGTTCGTGAAAGTGATGCCTGTGCATTGATTGGCCAGTGAAACGCTATTCACAGTAAGGGTGCTGATATTGGAAAGAAAAACTGATGTCGACATTGCTACTTCTCCTCTGGGTCACTTTTAGTTTTAGCAGATTTCGGGGCCTTTTGTATGGATATAAAACCGCCAGAAATGAGGGCGTCAACATTGATGCCGGTAGCGGCTGCCGCTTCTGCATCGTATTCTTCGCCAATTGTGCCCAATTTTTCGCTTTCAATAATGTGTTTCATGCTGTCGCTTTCATGTTTACGGTCATTTCATAGGCTGGCATTAGCACCCCACCAATTTCAATACTGGTTGGGCGGCCATCTGTAACAGCCACATTTGCTGAAAGCACTTTTGCCATAGTGTTCAGCAGGCTGCGTTGTGCGTCAAGGTTGTACGGGCCCAGGGTAATGATCTGCACTGGGAATGTGAGCTGCACAGCTTTGTTGGTCATAAATGGGGTGGTGAATGATGGGGCATTGATTAGGCAGCAGGGTGCAGCGAGATTGCGGGGGTCTGTCACTACTGTCAGGCCTGTAACAGTGTTCAGTTTGGCTGCTAGATCGTCTAGCGCTTCGTTGAATAGGTCTGTGTAGGCAACTGGCATGATCAGGCCACAGCAGGGCGGTCAATGCCCAGCAACTGTTTCACCATGCCAGATAGTGCTACTGGTGGGGCGCTTTGCATGTTGTCAAATGATGCGAAACTGTCAACACTGCCGCGCTGACGGTATAGGGCGCCCCCGTACATGATCGTTCCTAACGTGACATCACCAGATGGGCTGGTGGTAAGGCTGTCAAAATAACCTGCTTCCTGCCGGCGGCGGTAACAGAATTGGTTGGCAGCTGACGCGCATGAAGTCAAAAATGCTGCATCCAATGCGCTGGCTGTTCCTATTCCCAACCAGTCTTCAATGTTTGTTGATGTAATCCATTGACACACTGGCGCATAGGTGACAGTGCCAGGGCTTGCTGTGCGTACAACATTGCTGCCAGTACAAGCAAACAGCACCTGATTTTCAATGATCACTTGATAATTGAAAAGCAAATCACCTTCTGTGTCGATGCCTGTAAATTCGTAATTTGGGCAATCGTAAACAGTAAAGGTGCCATTGAATGGGGCACCAACGCCTGCAACAGTGATGGACTGCCCTACTGCAATATCTGTTGGGGTCAATAATTGCAGTACGGCGTAGTTGTCCGTCAGTTGTTTATGGGTAACAGTGAAAACAGCCATTGGCGGTAGGCCGCCTTTCGACTAAGCGACTGTTACGGATTGAACAAAACGTGAACCTGCTGTGGCGTCTGTTGCATCCTGGAAGAATGTTGCAAAATAGCCGTAGTAGGTAAACGTGCGGCCCAACAAATCTGGGTTGTCTACTGACATGATGCCGCGCACTTGTTCGTAGAATTCTACGGCTGGTGCGTGAACCACAAGCATTGTGCCGGCAGCTAGGTTGCCGTCTACCAAGATTTCTAGGCCCATTGGGTTCATGCCTGACCACGATGCAGCAGAACCTGCACCCAAAGTATTTTGACCAATTAAGCCAGGTGCACCAATCGCTGGGAATAGTGGCCTGTTGGTGTTGTCTAACTGGCCGCCCAGTTTCTGCCATACGTCAACGCTGCAGATGAGATGGGTTGCAAACAGGTTGGTGCTGTTGCTGATGTTGAAAGCACAACCGTACAAAGCATTCATCAAACTGGTTGGGTTACCTGCTGTAACTGTCCAGGTGAAACCGCTGGTTTGTTTTGCTGCGTTGGTTGCAGTACATGCCAACGTGTCGGTGGCCTTCATATATTGCCCGCTGAGGTCTGTAAGGATTGTGTTCATCGCTTCTGGCGAAGTAAAATCCATGTCCTGTTGGGAAATAAATATTGACCCAGCCACTGTGCTTTTTGTAACCGAATTTGCGCTAAGCGTCATTTTCTGACTGTCTACCTGGTCACCTTCAGTTTGCACTGCAGCTGAAGTGTGCTGGGTGATTATTGGTCGAATAAATGTTTTTTGTGGTGCTGCAGGCATTGCGCGTACGCCGATACCTGAAACCAGTGGTCTGATGAAGTTGTAGTTTTGGAAAACAGGACCCAAAACGATGTTGCTGAGCAAGCCAGGTGTGTCAGTGGTTAAGTTTTCGGCGCTTGCAGCTTGCAATGCTGTCTGACTTTTTGCGGCAGCAATTTTTACTGCTTCATTGACTTTGCGGAATGTGTCGCCACCAATGTGGTATGCGGCCATAAATTCGCCTGGGGTTGGCATAGCAAATTCACGTTTTGCTTGTGCAAAAAGTGGTGTGGTTGGCGTGGTTGCTTCCACAACTTCTGCTGGTGCTGCTACTTCTGACATGGTTTGTGTCTCCTCTATGGGTTCCTGTATTTCAGTATTGCTGATTTCTTCTGGCTCTTGGTGGATACTTGCGGCCACGTCTGTGATGATTGCACCAGCAAATGCCGGCACTGGCACCATTGACAATTCAACCCAGTCAGCTGCCAAAACCCGCATGGTGCCATCTTTGTCAAATTTGGATTTGGTCACATTTACGCCAACACTAACACTGTCTAAAACGCCATCAAGCGCAAGGGTTAACGCTGTGTCAGCCTGGGGTACCTTGCTTAGTTTGGCGGTAAACATCATGCCTTCTGGGGTTTCGGCCCGTTCGGTAACTATGCCAATGGCCTGGGTGCTGTCGTGGTTCATGAACAGGCGGGGTGCTTTGCCGTCTACTGGCAGGCTGCCTGGTTCAAAAATGACTTCGGTGCCATCTGAAACTATTGCTGCCACGTTATAGGGCACTGCAATGCCCATGATTTCGCGGCGGCTTTCTTCGCCTTCTTGTGCAGCTGCGCTAATAGTGATTTGTGTGCTGTTGAACCTGATCATTTTGTTGCCATTTCTGGTTGGTAGTTTTCTTCTTCTGATTTGTCGTTGTTGCTCATTGAATAATCTTCTTCTAGGTATGTGTCGATATCAAAGGCAACATAGGTGCCTTGTGGGGTCACGTTGTTCATTGACAGGGTTTGTGCAATGCATTCTGCGTAGGGCTTGACGCCAAATGACCAAAGATCAAGCCTGGCGCCTGCATTGCTTACATAGGAATATCCCCCGACAGAAATTCCTGCAAGGTAACTTGGGATATTTGTGAGCCTGCAGGCTTCTAGTGCTTGAAAGTTTGCTGCATCGATCAACAGCATTTTGTCTGGGGTTGCAGCTTGTGGCAGCACATCCAAAAATTCGTTTACAGCACAGGTGGAATTTGTCATGCGGGCCTGATCAAAACTGGCTGAAAGGGCCGCCAATTCTTCTGCTGATAAGGGTTCGCCGCCAGTTTGTTTTAGGACTTGAGCCGGCTGCAAACTGCTGGAATTTCTGAACCTTGCCTGCTCAAGCTTGAGCGCGGTTGCTATGCATTGTTCTGATTGGTAGATGATGCCTTGCACTGGGCTGATGAATTGAATTAGGTCTTCGCTAGGTATTTGTGCGCCAGCAAAAAACACTTCATTGCTGGGGGCAAACCAAACTGGTGGCTGTTGATCTAAAGTTGTGACGCTTCCCGCTGGTAAACGTGAAAAGGTTGCAGGTAGGCCATCGCTATATCTGCTGCTAACGAATAAAAAGGCTCTGCCATAAAACAGAAGGTCATCAAATAACCAGCTGAGGGTGGCGGCGTTTGATAGTGCAGGGTCGATGCGGCGGGTCCATGATCGTGGTGCAATTCTTTCTTGCACAAGCATTTTTGCTGTGTCATCCCATGTTTCTTTGTACATGTAAAGCGGCATGCATGATATGACGCTGGCCATGAGATCGCGGGCGCGTGAAATGGTGGGCACTGACATTGCCAGATTGCGTTGGGTGCCTTCGTTGTAGTTGTAATAGTTTCCAACGGCGCCAACGCCTGTGACGGTGTTGCTGTAGGCGCCACGTGCAGCTGCTTTTTGTGGTGCTGGTGATACTGCGGCTTTTTTTACGCGCTGGAAAATTGCCATAGGTTCAGTGTGCCATATCGATAGGTGGGCATGGTGGCACTGGGCTGGCAAATTCCGATCCCGACAAAAGGTAATCCTTCAGCCCAGCGCCGTTTCAATGTTAGCGATTTGCCACCATGATCATGGGTTTGCCTTGTGATGACCTGGCACCTGATGACGATAAAGCTGCTGCAGCAACCATGCATCTGGCTAGTTCTATGGGGCCTGGGCTGCGTTGGCTGGATAATGCAATGCTGGATTGTTGACGGACTGCAACGGCGCGTTGGCAATGTTCGGCCAACATCATTTCGCCTGTGTGCACCAACAGTTTTTCGGTCAGCATGTTTTTTACTGCCGGTGTAAATTTCAGGATTTCGCCGTAACCCCACGTGACTTTGCGCCGTTCTAATAGCAGCGGCCAGTGAATATCTATTGTGGGGGTGATGGCAAATTTGATGTTTGGATTTTTGGCTAGTTCAGTGCATTTGGCTAAACATTCGGCCAATGTGTCTGCCATGAATTCGACTGTGGCCAGGGTTCGTTTGTCTGGCAGCTGCACACAGCGCACAGCGAAATAGCGGCTGTCATCCATGCTGGTTTCTATGGCTACGGTGCCGCCTTCTGGTATTGGGCCTTCATACAGCAGCGATGGCCACAAGCCTGGTTGCAGCCAGCCTTTATCGGATGCCACCCACAGGTTGCAAGATGCCCGCAAGAATTGGGCGCGGTCTGGGTTTTCGCTTTCCGCTATCAGGGTTTCTATGCTCAAAGTGTGACCTAGTGCAGGGTTGCCGTAGGCCCAGGCTTCTGGGGTCATTGGGTTTAGGTCTGGTGGTGGTGACCATTCAGCAAAGAAAAAGTTGCCCTGTTTGCGTTGGTCGATCTGTCGCAAACCCTGTTCACGCCATCTAAGCATGGCCACTGAATGTTCAGTGCCAGCGGTAGACCACATGGAAAGCAGCGGGTTTTTTCTTGCACGTTGGGCTGGCAATAATCCGCCGTCTATTGCTTCGCGGCTGATATCCCAAATTTCATCGGCCACCACTAGATCAGGGCTGGTGCCGTGACCCACTGACGGATTGGCGGCCCTGACCAGCCAGCGGCTGCCATCCGGCATGATCACCTGATTGCGGCCATATGACCTAACCACATGGGCGCCAAAATGCTTTTCCAAAATTGGTGACAATTCATCAAACAACATAACGGCCAAATCCAATCGGTGAGCTGTAGAAAGCACTGTTTGACGCTCACCCCTGATCTTGGGCATCTCAGTCAACCAACCCCCAATCAAAGCCATGAGGGCAAAACTTTTTCCACATTGGCGGGCGGTTGACACAAGCGAAACCCTATGCAACAGATCACCAGCTGCGTTTTCTTGCAACTGGCCAGACAAAGCCAACTGCTGCCAGGGCATAAGGCTGTGGCCCATATACGTTTCAGCAAAGATACCCAAGTGACTGGCAAACAGGCTGGCCTGTTCAGGCACCATTGTGCACAGCCTGGGTAAATCGTGGGGATATCCCAACAGTTCTGGCTGGTTCAGGCTGGTTTCGGATATAGAGATGCTTTGGGTCGGGTTCTC